TTATGTTATTATGAAAACATTAGATTATGTATGTAAAAAATATTGGAATTATGGTAATAAAAATTTTGTAGGTATTAATTTATTGAAAAATGTTGATGGTGCGCACTTAACAAATTTAGAAAATTGTCTTCTAATAGTATCGGCAGATTATTCACATTTTTTACCAATGCAAGAAGCTATTAAGCTTGAAAATTGCGCAGCACATGCATTAATGCATAACTATTTTCCTAGTCATTTAAAGTGTATTGATGTAATCGATGACGTTAAGAGTTTTAAATTAATGTATGACTATTTGCCAACAGATTATAATCTACAATGGATTGGAAGAACACGTAGCCCTAATTTGCATGGTGTTGGTTATTTAAGTTTTTTAATAAAAAAACCTCAAAAACCAGAAAACTTTAGACTACCACATGGTATGTTTGTTACTGCATATGATATAAATATGGTTCAACGTGAATGTTTAGGAGAATGGTTTACAAAAAGTTATAGCTATAATAAAACTATAGAACAAAATTTGATTAGTAAGGTGTTAAGTTTAGCAAGAACTACAAGTCGTTTAACTGGAGGTAACCATACTAATATTAGTGTATCTCATTATACAATAACATATTTATATAGAAGTTCTAGAAAAAAATTTATTAGAGGTTATCATGGAATTAAATCAGATGCGTTTTATTTGCCTGATGTTATGTTAGAAAATACTTATGATAATGGATTATGGATTCAAAATTATGATAGTTTTTGGAAACAAGGTAAAGTTTTTAATATAAAATATACATTAAATAACTTAAAAAGTAAGGCAAAGCTTTATACGAAAAAAACTCTAAAACTAAAAATATTTAATAAATATTATCCATATTACACGTTATATTATTCTGATGTAATTCATCATAAAATATAAGGGATTATTAAAATCTAACTATTTTTGTTAAATATAACCAAAAGAATATTCCTATAAATGCTTTTGCTAATAAATCAAGCATATTATAACCAATCATTTTTGTTGTTTCACTTGTCTGATAAAAAACGCCATATAAAGACCATAGTCCTAAATATAGCCAAAATATTAATTTGGATTGCTTTGTTACTTTAGAACCAGTCAAAAATAGTTTCCAAATAGTTCCATAGGTTAAAAAGAAAAATATAAAACCTATAAAATTTGCTAGTGTTCTATTTAATAAGTTGATTTCTCCAATATATCCAAAACCCAACATTAAAAAGTTGAAAAATAGGACTAATGCAAATGAAAAAAAATGGACGTCTACTTTATTTTCATAACCCAAAACGAGACATAATACTAATAACATTAATGGTGTGCTAATTACCCAATCAGAATAGCGCATATCATTTATTTTCTCTATTGGTAACTTCAGTTCAGAGTCTGGTGTAGTTAATGGACCATTATCTTTTTCTGCTGTTTTTTTTATTTCATTTGTTATTTGCGTTTTTTGTGTTAGCTGTGTTTTTTGGGTTATTTGCGTTTCTTGTGTTAATACACTTTTTTCTTCTGATTTATCTAATAGTTCTATAAATACTCCATAAAAATAACTAGCAATAATTGATATACAAGTTTCTAAATTCATAATATGGCGAATTTGTGGAATAGGGTTCCTTAATGCCTCAATAAATGTAATCACTCCTGTAGTAATTAAAAACACATATGTAAAATAAAAACTATTTTTAACACTAATTATTTGCATTAAAACTAATACTAATATAGTAAAATAATATTATTAGTAAAATAATATTATTATTAAAATAATATTATTATTAAAATAATATTATTATTATAAAATTTGTCTTATTTGTCTTTAACTTAATTAGAATATGCTAAGCCACCCATACCCGACATAATACGAAGAACGTTGTAGTTAACCGCATATACGCGAACTTTGGCGGTATTTACACCCTGAACTGTAGCGTTCGACAATACTAATTGGAGAGTAGCATTATCAATGCGCGAGAAATTGCATGTGCCAGATGGCTGATGCTCTTCGGGTCTTAGGGCGAACGAATAAACATTAATACCGGTGTCTGGCGCACGGGTGTGGTGCTGGAATGGCTGAACGAGGTCAAAATAGGTGCCTTCACGCTCCGAAAAGCGGTCCTGACCGTTAAGCTGTAATTTGGCAACTACAACTGGATTTTCACCCCAGCAATGCATGTCTAACGCAGTTTCAGCTAAAACAAAGGTGCCAGCATCAGATACACCCGAGTCTTCATCGTTATTGGTACCTAGTGGTCCAGCTGAACCTGTTGCAGCTACATTGCCCGCAATTAAACCACCACTTCCTCCGCCTCCAATAACTACAGATGATCCAGCTTGATTTGTAACAGTTACAGGTATACCACTAATAGACCCTGCTGGTTGTAACTGATTTGCCCACATGTCATCAAAAACACCCGTAGAAGCATTAATAAATTGGCCATCTCTAATGGTTGTCTTTGAACCAAACGCATGAACCGCATTTGGTAACGCATCTAACGCATCGGTGTAATTGAATGGCTGAGCTCCTAATAATGTATTTAGCGCGGAACCAGCAACTAATGACGCACAATAGTCGACGTTGGCATCTGGCTGAACAACCCAGATTAATTCTTTGCATGGATGATTCAAATTTAATTTAATTTTATTGGATGATGAACCAACCGACTCATCACCTGTGAACTGTAACTGTTCAATTAAATATTCGTGTGGGTTTTGCGCCATACGTCTGCGTTCATCAGTATCTAAGAAAATGTAATCAACAAATAGCGACGCGGCAGCTAACGACTGTTTGTAAGCATTGGTAATTTTTGTGCCTTGTCCGTCTAAAGTGGTTACCGCCCACAAGCACTCTTCAATATTGCGAATGTCTAAGTTGATTTTAACTTCGTGATATTGTAGCGCAATTAAAGGTAGAGCTAAACCGGGATTGCGGCAATACCAGAATTGTAGTGGAATGTATAAAGTGGTTTCTGGTAGCGCTTTGCGTGGGGCGCAAACTTGGCGCACACCATTGGCCGAGCAAGGACCATCTACGTCCGCGAATGTAGGGTCGCATACATATGTTAATTGAGTAGTATTACCAATCATCTTGTAATAACCACGCTCTTGTTCCTTGGATAGTGTGAGCTGATTCCAAATGTGCATCCAGTCACCATATTGACGGTCAATACGCTGACCACCAATTTCAACTTCAACTTGTGAAATTAGCTGCTCACCGGGGAAATCTAACCATCTAGCATATACATCACCACCAGTGCTGTTTTTTAAGCTTTGTCCAATTTCAGGAAGAGTTAATTGTAAATATGTGCGATAAGCTAAATCGCCGTTTCTTGAAATGGTGCAAGTAACACGGCGACCGAAATCCGCTTGTCCGTTAAATGTTTGTTCTATGGACTCCATCGCGAAATTAGTGTGACGTCTGTATGTGACCTTCCAGAAAGTAATTTGGGGATTACCTGTTAAATATACATCTTGAGCGCCATAGGCGACTAATTGCATTAAACCACCAGCCATTTTTTTATAATATTCCTAAAGAAAAAAAATTTTTACAATTAATTTAATTATTAATTAATTATTAATTATTAATTATTAATTATTAATTAAATTAATTATTAATTAATATATAATAAATATTATTCAATATATTGTAATATAATAATAAACATTATAATATTATAATATTATAAGTAGCTATGAAAAAAGCAAATATTATTAAAACAACATTGGATAGTAAGCATAATGAAATAAGTAATTCGTTTAAACAAAACGAGGAAGTAATTATTCCTAAATATTTAAAAATTATAGACAAGCTGGAATCATTATTACAAAATTCTAATAATAGTCTTAAAAATCAAACTCTTATTGAAAATATAAAAAAATATAAAAATTTAATCCATTCTCTTGAGAGAAAAAAGAATGAATATTATCTAAATAATTCAAAATATATATTTGATTATTTTGAAAATAAAAAAAATATTTCTAATTCTAATAGTGATTTAATAACAACTAATCCAAACAAAAATGATATAATACACAAATTTTTTTCTACATCACATAATGACGAATATAATGGAGCTAATGCTAATGCTAATGCTAATGCTAATGCTAATGCTAATGCTAATGCTAATGCTAACAATAGCACAAAAAATTCAATTGATAAATATTTTAACAATATTGATTATTTATACTTAAATTATGACAATTTTATATATCCTTCTGATATTTGTAGTGTGTGTAATAGAGGTGAAATGGTTTATGTGGAGTCTGACGGCATATCAGTATGTAATAATTGCTCTAATATTATTAAAAATTTAATTGAAATCGATAAACCATCATATAAAGAACCACCAAAAGAAGTTTCTTTTTATGCTTATAAACGAATTAATCATTTAAAGGAAATATTGGCACAATTTCAGGCAAAAGAAAGCACAAATATTCCTGATGAAAATATTAAATATAAAATCAAAAAAGAACGTATTAGCATTAATGAGCTAACAAATAATAAAACAAAGGAAATTTTAAAGAATTTGGGTTATAATAAATATTATGAACACATACCATTTATTAAAGATAAATTAGGTATAAAACCACCAATAATGAGTTCCGAATTGGAAGAAACATTATGTAATCTATTTATTGAATTACAAAAACCATATTCTAAATATTGCCCTAAAGAGCGCGTTAATTTTTTGAATTATTATTATACACTTTATAAGTTATGTGAATTATTAAATGAAACGCATTTTTTGCCCTATTTTCCTATGTTAAAAGACAGAGAAAAGCGTGTAGAGCAAGACCAAATATGGAAAAAGATTTGTTTAGATTTGGGTTGGAACTTTATTCCTACACCATAGGCTTGTAATAGAAATAGCAATAGTTATTACTCAAATTCACTTGTACCTAATAGATTGGAAAAAATATTTATTATATCTAAATAATAAGCTAATGATGCTGATATAAAATCTCCACCATAATCGCGTTGTAATATACTATTTGTATCATATACAATGTAAAGAGAAAATAACATTAAAGAACATATTACTAATATTTTATAAAGAAAAGAAGATTGAATAATAAAAAACTGAACAATGCTTATAATCAGTAAAAATAACAGGGCAAAAAACAAACTTAGACCAAACATATAACCTAATCTAATGTTGCTTGCTATTAGTGCTACTCCAAACGCAAACATTGAAACAAAAATGCTAATTGTTCCTATATATGCTGTTTTTAATGTGTTTGGATCGTAACGAGACTTTCTATATCCTAAAATTACTCCAAACGCGCAAGAAAAGAGAGAAAATAAAATAAATTTTAACTCTGGTGGCATAGTAATAAGTGCTAGAATTAGAATTAATATAAAGGCAGTTATATATGCGGCAATAAGTTTAGGGTTGAATGTTTTAGTATCTTCGTCTTTTTCTATATCAAAATTTTCACTTACATAATAAGTAATGTAAAGCTGAATTACTAAAGTTATTAAAATTAATGCAAAAAAACTCTTTTTTTCGTATATTAACTTAAATAATTGCGTTATATCTGTTTTTTGCTTAATGTTTCTATTTTTTTTTAGCACATTTGATTTGTTGAGAGCCATCCTTATATTTTATTATAATATTTTATAATAAAATATATTATAATATATTATATACTATATTATATATATTATATATAATATATATATTATATATATTATAGTATGCCTTCTCAAACGCGTAGGTCATCGCGACTAAGAAGTTCAGCGGCTAAAAAAATACAAAAACGGTTTAGAAGTAGGAAGAAACAAAGGTCAAAAGCAAGTCGTAAAATTCAATCAAGAGTTAGGGGAAAACAAACTAGAAAAGTAATAAATAGAGAAAAAAATACTAGTACAACAGTTAATGATTGTCCAATATGTTTTGAACCTTTGACTGAAGATGTTCGTATTGCATTACCTTGTGGACATAGATTTCATAAAGACTGTATAAGGCGTTCACTGACTAGCACACGTGGAAGATGTCCAAAGTGTAGGACAGTAATAACTAATATAAATTATCCTTCTATAGAAGAACAAGAACAAGAACAAGAACGACAAATAATACCATTATTTCAATTACAACCACTAATACATGAATTAGATTATGTATTAGATATAGAACCAATTGAACTAATAGGACACTTTATAGAACGCGCACGCGAACTAGACACTATAGAACAAAGCATGACACTACAAAGCCAACTATTACCTGATGCACCAGAAATTCCAAATATAACTTATGAACATGCAATAATTAATGAAGTAACTGCAAATGATACCGAGACTACTTTAATAAGTCTACATGATGAAGTAAGTTATATAAGCGCTAACTATGTAAGCTTTAGCACAAGGCTAACCAGAAATGATGAAATATTAGACCAACACCTTTTTTATATTACTAATAGAATTGCCGAATTATTAACACGCGCAAGACGCAATGCACACAACGCATTACGAATTTCAAACGCTATTGGTTCATTAATGTTAAGTAGTTAATCTTACTAATGTTATGTTTATACTATTTTATAGTATACTATTTTACTATTTTATAGTATATTATTTTATAGTATATTATTATATATTTTATATTTTATATTATATAATATATATATAATTATGCCTTCTCAAACACGTAGTTCATCGCGTTTAAGAAGCTCGGCAGCTAAAAAAATTCAAAAACGGTTTAGGGAAAAACAAACTAGAAAGCAAGTAACTAAACTAAAAGCAAGTCGTAAAATTCAGTCAAGAGTTCGGGGAAAACAAACTAGAAAAGTAATAAATAGAGAAAAAAATACTAGTACAACAGTTAATGATTGTCCAATATGCCTTGAACCTTTGACTGAATATGTTCGTATTGCATTACCTTGTGGACATAGATTTCACGAAGACTGTATAAGGCGTTCATTGATTACAACTGGTGGAAGATGTCCATAGTGTCGCACAGTAATAACTAATATAAATTATCCTTCTATACAACAAGCACAAGCACAAGCACAAATACAAGCACAAGCACAAGCACAAGCACAAGCACAAGCACAAATACAAGCACAAGCAATATTAGACCCAACACAACGAAGACAATATATATTACAACGTCTACAACAAATTGAAATGTTTGAACAACGATTAGCACAACTATACAATCTGTTAGAGACTCCAAATATAACTATAAATGAAGCGTTACATATTCAAGATAACGCACGCCAAATTGTGCGTGAGCTACGAACGTTATTTTATGAAGCTTCTGAAAATTATCAAAATTATAGAGATGTTCGAACATATGGAACACTTGACCAAGATGTTACTAATATGTATTATATAACGTCTGATTTATATAATCGTGCGCAAGTACTTAGGAATAATGTTACGCGTATTGTAGATGAACTTGGTGATGATGATTATGATGATTATGATGAAACTCCAGACCTTATGTAATATTACACTATTTATATAAATTTTTAAATAATCTTATATATTATATTATATTATATATAATAATAGTCTTAATATAATATAATATATGCCTTCAAAAACACGCAGTTCATCGCGTTTAAGAAGTTCGGCAGCTAAAAAAATTCAAAAACGAATTAGGGGTACACAAACTAAAATCAAGTCGTAA